TGATTGCGGATTACCACTTATTTAACGAGGTGAACAAATGACTATCCCGGCCAGTGACATTGTTGTCGTCAACCCCGGCGTCGTTGGTTCCGGCGGTAATCCGCTGGCTCTTAACGGCGTCATTCTCTCCCAAAGCCTTTTGCTTCCGACAATGGCCGTGCGTTCGTTCGCCAGCGCCGACGCGGTCAAGGCTTTTTTCGGCGCTTCGTCCGCCGAATATGCCATTGCCCAAATTTACTTTTTGGGTTTTGACAATTCCACCATCAAGCCGGGCACGCTGTACTTTGCGCCCTACGTCGCCGCCGACCGCGCCGCGTGGCTGCAATCCGGTTCCCTGGCCGGCATGACGCTGACACAACTGCAAGCCCTGTCCGGCGTCCTGACCCTGACCGTGGACGGTGTGGCATTCACGTCTTCCAGTATCAGCCTGGCAACGGCGACCAGTTTCAGCGACGCGGCGACCAAAATCACCGCCGGCTTTACTGGTGCGGGCAAGCCGACTTGTTCGTGGAATGCGGTCAATAGCACTTTCAGCCTGACCAGTTCCACGACCGGCGCCGCGTCGACTATCACTTACGCCACGGGCACCCTGTCCGCTGGCCTGATGTTCACCAGCGCAACCGGCGCCATTCTGTCCCAAGGCGACATTGCCGACACCCCGGCCACGGCTATGGATGCGGTCAAGGCGGCGACTCAGAATTGGGTCGACTTCATGACGATTTGGGAACCGCTGATTGCCGACAAAGAACTCTTTGCCGAATGGACCAATTCGCAAAATCAACGGTACATGTATGTTTGCTGGGACACAGACGGGCAGGCCGTTGTCAACGGTTCGACTACCTGTTTCGGTGCAATTGTCAAGTCCCTGGGTTACGACGGCGTCGTGCCGGTTTACAACACAGTGACTGTCGCCGCGTTCATGTTGGGCACCGTGGCGTCGATTGACTTTAGCCGCCTGAATGGTCGTATCACTTCAGCTTTCAAATCGCAAAGCGGATTCGTGCCTACTGTGACCGATCAGCAAATCGCCGCCAATCTGCTGGCGAACGGTTACAGCTTTTACGGCTCCTATGCGACCGCAAACGATCAATTCAATTTCCTCTATAACGGGCAAATGTCCGGCAAGTGGAAATGGGTTGATACCTTTGTCGACCAAGTCTATTTGAACAGCCAATTCCAGTTGGCCTTGCTTTCGCTGCTGACTAGCATCAAGTCGATTCCTTACAATGAATCCGGCTATTCGCTGATTCGTGCGGCAATGATCGACCCCATTTCCGCCGGTATCAACTTTGGCAGCATTCGCACTGGCATTAACATGTCGGCGTCGCAAAAAGCCCAAGTGAATCAGGCCGCCGGTTTGGACGTGTCGACCATCATTGAGCAACAGGGCTATTACCTGCAAATTCTCGACCCTGGTGCGCAAGTGCGCGGCAATCGCGGAACGCCGGTAATCAACTTTTGGTACACCGACGGCGGCGCGGTCCAAAAGATCAACGTCGCATCCATTGACATCATGTAAGGAACAATCATGGCTGATACCACAATCACCAGCGCGAACAGCGTTTTTACCATCGTGGTCGCGGGCCTGTTCCCGACCCCGGTGCAGCTTCGCGGCTACGCCAGCGACAAGGCTTTCACCACGGAAGCCATTGACCTGGCCGAAGTCCAAATGGGCGTCGACGGCCGCATGACTGCCGGTTTCATTCCGAACCCGACGAAGCAAACCGTTACGCTGCAGGCCGATAGCCCCAGCAAGGACATTTTCACCGCACTGATTCAGGCAATGAAGACGGCGCGGGAAGTATTCTATATTTCCGGTTCAATTGCGTTGCCTTCGACCGGCGAATCTTTCACGCTGACCCGCGGCATTCTCACGAATGCGAAGCAAATCCCGGACGCGCAAAAAGTCCTGCAGCCCGTGGATTACGTCATTACCTGGGAAAGCGTGAACCGTTCGCTGCTGTAACAGGCGCACCAGTTAGCCCCCGGCAAGGCCCACAAAGCCGCTTTGCCCTCTCCCGAAGCATGCCGGGGGCACCTTAACACCACGGGAGAGGAATCACGATACGGAGAGGTATCACAATGGCACGCACGACAGCAAATTACACTATTCAAGACGAAGGCCGCGACCACGGTAAGGTTTTCGTTTTAACCGAACTACCCGCCAGCCGGGCGGAATCTTGGGCAATGCGGGCACTCCTGGCCCTCATGTCAAGCGGCGTCGAAGTCCCGGAAGGGTTTGACCGCATGGGCATGGCTGGCATGGCGGAAGTCGGCATTCGTGCCCTGTCCGGCCTCAAATGGGAAATCGCGGAACCATTGCTTGCGGAAATGTGGTCTTGCGTGCAAATCATGCCGGACCCCAGCAAACCGCACATTGTCCGAAATCTGATCGAAGAGGACATTGAAGAAATTTCGACCCGCGTAAAACTTCGCGCCGAAGTGTGGAAATTACACACGGGTTTTTTGAAGGCCGTCGCCCCCTCAATCTCCGAAGGCTCCCCGGCGGCGGCCCGCAAAAAGGGTTCGCGGAATACTTGAACCTTTCGGCCGTTATCGGCACGTTGCTTTCCAAACGCATGGCAACGCTGCACGAATTGGATACGGTTTATGGGGTGCAAGACGTCTACGATATGCTGGAAGTCATAACGGTAGATGACTACAATAACGCTTTGGCGAACCGGGAATAATCCACATGGCTACAATCATCGACAGCTTGCTTGTAAAACTTGGGCTAGATTCTTCGGAATTTAGCGCGGGTAAGAACAAGGTCGACAAGGGCCTCAAGGACACCGGCGCCGAAGCCGATAAAACCGGCGCAAAGCTTAAAAAATCGGGCAAGGACGGCGCCGAAAGTTTCGAGAATGTAGCCAAGAGCGCGACCAAATTCCTGGCAATTATTGGCGGCACCGTGGCCGTTAAGCGGTTCATTGAACAAACCGTCGAATCGTCCGCCGCCCTCGACCGTCTTTCGCAAAATCTCAGTGCCAACGTGGCGACCGTATCCGCCTGGTCCAATGCGGCCGAACTTGCCGGGGGTTCCGCGTCCGGGCTCCAAGGCACCATGGATATGCTCAGTAAGTCGCAAACGGAATTGCAGCTTACCGGGCAAAGCGGCCTTATTCCCTATTTCTCCGCGCTGGGCTTGAGCCTTGCGGATACCCAAGGGAAAGCCAAACCCGTCAACGACCTGCTGCTTGAACTGTCTGACCGTTTCAGCAAAATGGACCGTACCACGGCCAATAATATGGGCCGCATGATGGGCCTTGACCAAGGAACAATGCAACTTTTGCTAAAGGGGCGTTCCGAAGTTGAATTGATGATTAAGCGGCAAAAGGAATTTGGCGCCGTCACGAAGCAACAGGCCGAAGAATCTAGCCGCCTCAAATTGGTAATGACTGACAGCCGCCAAAGTTTTGAAGCCTTCGGGCGCGAACTTTTGTCGGCCGCAACCCCAGCCATTGAAAAGCTCTTTTCCATCATGGCCGATTTTGGCGCATGGATGCGGGAAAACAAGGAATTCGTCAACGCCTTCCTGGCCATCATTGCGGTCGGCCTGGGCGCAATTGCCGCGGCAACCCTCCCCATTAACCTGACCGTGGCCGCCGTCACCGGCCTTGCCGCGGCAATCGCATTGCTATATCAGGATTACCAGACATGGAAGCGCGGCGGGGAAAGTTTCATTGACTGGTCGAAATGGGAGCCCGGATTTAAGGCCGCTGGCGCCGGTATTCGATGGCTCAAGGACTTATTAAGCGACTTGGTTTATCGGGCGATTGCTGGCGCCGACGTCCTGTCCGCCGTGTGGAATCGTGATTGGGATAGGGTCAAATTTGCAGCGGGGGAATTCATGAACGGCAACGGCAAGACTTACGGCGAATCCCCGCCCCCTGCACCACCCGCCACGGCCCCCACGTCTTCGGCTGGGGGTAAGGGTGCGTCGAACCAAGAGCAAGCCGCCATGGCCTATTTTCAGGCCCAAGGCTGGTCGCGTGAGCAAGCGGCCGGGCTGGCGGCTAACATCAAACGGGAATCGGCTTTTAACGCCGGGGCCGTGGGTGACAGCGGCAAGGCATACGGTATTGCACAATGGCACCCTGACCGGCAAGCCGAATTCCAAAAGAAATTTGGCAAACCTATTCAAGGGTCGACGCTTGAAGAGCAAATGGCCTTCATGCACTATGAATTGACCCAAGGCAATGAGCGTGCCGCCGGGGCCAAATTGCGCGGGACGAGCAGTGCCGCCGAAGCCGCCGCCGCCGTGTCAATGCACTA